ATTGTGTTAGCCATTGCCTCTCTTGTTTCTTCAGGCATATACTCGTAACTATTAATAATTGCATCTATTGTTTTTTTAGTTTCTTCATCTAACTCTGCTCCATACATTTCTGCATTAGCAACTTGAGCTAACCAAACCCCTAATTGTTCCGCTTCCCATAAACTCATATTTTCATATGCTTCATCATAAAGTAATTTCATAGTTGAATTATGTAAGCTTTGTTCTGTTTCAACCATCCTTTGTGCGTTTGCATTTTTTTTGTAAAACTCACTATCACAAGATTGCATCATATCATAATGTCGCTGTCTTTCTGTTTCAGTTTTTTCGTCTATGCTCTTTATTGTTTCTGCAAATGCTTTGTTATCTTCACTTCTTTGAAAATATCCATTTGCATACACTTCAGATACTTCTGCAACTTCTTGATTTGCTATTTTTATTTTTTCTTCTTTTTGACTAATTATATTGTTATATTCATTGGCATAAGCTTCATTTTGCATATTAGCTTGATCACCATATCTCTGATTTAATAAAGCTACCTCTTCTATTGAACCTTGCTCTATTAAATCTATTGTCTTTTCTGCTTGTTGTTGTGCGGTTGATATCCATTCCTGAGAAATTTTTTTATATTCCTCCAAACTTCCTTGAAAAGTTTCTGCTGCAGTTACAGCTTGTTGAGTTATTGCTCCAGAAATTTCGCTTTGAATATCTATTTCTCTATTTTTCAATTCTCTTAACTTTTCGAAATATTCATCTAACTGAGTAATTTCTTCTTGAGTATATCCTCTTCTTTCATCTGAAGCAGTTTTACATATTTCTGTTATTCCTTCTTGAATTTCTGCCATTTCTTTTTCTAATGCTTGTTGTTCTTCTGTTGTTGTAAATAATGTTTCATTAAAATTAGATAAATATCCTTCTGCTTCTTGGATTCCTTGATAAAAATCACTTGCTGATTGACCCATATTAGAGAAGTTTTCTTTTGTTTTTTCTTCCACCTTTTTCATTTCGCTAACTATTATTCCTACTGCTGCCGTTATTCCTATTACTGCTAATCCTGTTGGGCTAAAAGTTGCCTCAAAAACTTTTGCTAAATTATTTACTGAAGTTTTGCTAGAAGTCATCTTGCCAGTAGCTACCCCTATTGTTTCTGAAATATTTCCTATTCCTTTTGTAACTTTTCCTGTTACTGTTATTGCTGTACCTGCTACTTTTAGCAATGGACCTGCAGCTGCAACCATTAATCCTATTTTTACTATATTATCTTTTTCTTCATCACTTAGTTCATTAAATCCATCTACTAAATCATTTGCTTTTTCTAATACTTTATTAGCAATAGGTAATAATTTTTTACCTAAATCATTGGTTAAATTTTTAGTTTTAGCAGTTAATTTTTGTATGCTTGATGCGGTATTATCTTGTACTTCATCTCCATACTTTTTACTTGTTTGCTCTAATATGCCTAATAATCTAATTTGTTGTTGTTCTTGAAATGTTAATTTGTCCCAGCTTTTATCTCCAGCTATCTGTTTAAATGCATCTGTTGTTTCTAATAATGCAACATTAACATTTACACCTAAATCTTCAATAGCTTCTGTGTTTCCTAGCAAACCTGACCTAATTCTGTCCATAACATCTTCCATATCTCTACCAGTTGCTGAAGCTATTACAGAAGATGCTTGTAATAGTTTTTGTGTTTGCTCCGCATTTTCTTTTTGGTCATCTGTTATAGATTGAATTAAATTACCATATATTTGACTATACTTATAAGCATCACTTGCTGACATATTATAATCAAGCGCTTTACTTTCTGCAAACTCTTTTATACTTTCTGCAGCATCTCCATATATTCTTTCAACCTGCTGTACTGCTGTTTCTGTTTCAATTGCAGACTTTGTCATTGCTGTAAAACCTGCTACAATTGGAACTGTTAATCCTACAGTCATTTTATTTGCTACTTTATCAACTTTAGTTCCTAAATCTTCTAATTTATCTCCATATTCTTCTAATTTTTTACCTGCAGCATTCCAACTAGAAGCTTCTGTTTTTAATGTATTTAGCTTATTTTGTGTATTTATAATTTCACGTTGTAAAGCACGATAATTTTCTTCATTAATCTGTGTTCCTTCTGCCATTTTCTTATCTGCTTCTTCTTTTATTTGTTTAAGTTTTTTTAACTTTTCTTCTGTTGTTACAATAGAACTATTTAATATATCTTGTTTTTGTTTTAATAATTCAGTATTTTTAGGGTCTAATTTCAGCAAAGAGTTAACTCCGTCTTAGCTCTCTGCTCAAACTAGATGTAGCAGAATTAACTTTGCTTAACGCCTTTTGTAGTCCTGATGTATCTCCACCGATTTCTACTATTATTCCTTTTATGCTTCCTGCCATATTATACCTCCATTAAAATAAGAGAGGTTTCCCTCTCTTATCCTAATAATTTGTCTATATCACTTTGTGTAGCTTTTTTTCGAGTTGATTGATTATTATCACCTATAAAACTCAACAGAATTTTCATTACATCAACATATGTAAGTTCTTTTAAGTCTATTATAGTTAACCCTACCCTTAAACATGATGCTACAAATTCATGTTCTGGGAATATTTCTTTAGTTTTATTGTCACTCTTTATTTTTTCTAATTCTTCCGATAATTCTTCATCAACAAAAGCAACTTACGGCAAATTCCGTTACCTCTGAAATCCAGCCAGCAGTATTTACATTGAAATCTTTCAATCTTGCTGTCCATTCTTCAAAACTTTCTATTTTATTATTTGCTGAATATATTAAAATCCAAGCTATTTTAGTTATCTTTTCTATAAACTCATCTGTGTCATTTATCATATAGTCTGATAATTGACTTAACTTTTCAGCTTCGCTTATTTTCTTTTCATCAAGTTGTTTTGCCACTACTGCTTGTTTGATTAAATAACCTTGAATAAAATGCATATCTTTTAATAGTCCAGATTTAAAAAAAGAATTATATTTAACGTAAGTAAGAGCATTACATTCCATTTCATACTTTTTGCCACAAATTGTTATTGTTTTCATAGATTACCTCCTAAACTCCTGCTGTTGCATCTTTTTCATATACTTTTGTAAAGAATGTGTCATATACAGATTGATTTGTTTCGTTTGGTTCGATTACAGCTTTTATAGCTTTGTCTGTAGAACGTGGAGACATTGTTATTGAAACAGTATCTGTTTGTGGTTCTTTTGATTCTTCTATAGTATTCATTTCAGAACCTGGTCTTGTAGCTGTACAATCGAAGTAAACAAATCTTCTTTTCTTAACATCTCCTTCTATTTCTCCCATTAATGCAAATCTTGCACTAACATCATCTGCACTTTCAAATAAAGCTCCATTACTATCTTCTTGTTGTCCAAGAATTTGTGTAAAGAACTCTTTTATTAACATAGCAACCTCTAAATCTCCTGTATAACCTTGATTTGATGTTGCTATATAATATTTAATATTATCAGCATAAAATGGAGTTTGTTCTCCTTCTGGGTCAGCTGTTAAGCTTTTTGCACCTGGCATTGCAAATGGTGTTCCATAAGTTATAACCCCATCTTCTTCTGTTATTTTAGCAATATGTACATTGCTTAATCCAAATTTTACTTTATTTTCTGCCATTTGATTTTTCCTCCTTAAATTTCAAAAAAATAACTCACTTGCCAGATACCTTCATCTGATAAGTAAGTTTCTTCTGTTTTGTTCCAAGCTATATCGCCTAGAATTTCATTTTCTATTTTATCTTCCATTTCCACATCTTTAGTTAAATATGTGTAATCAAGTTGAATTGGTGTATCTTTCAAATAAACCTTATTGTCTGCCATAAAGTTATCAGTTCCAGTAGATATTGCTACTAAATGAGGAGGCTCTGTTGGTCTTTTAAATCTACCATAAGCATATTTAATTTGTGCTTTTTGACATCTTTGTTTTAGTTCTTGTAGTGTCATTTTCTTGACCTCCTTTTAATTACGGTTGTTAACCTTTTTTCATGCAACTTATTGTATTTATCTTCTATCGGTCTAATATGAGGTTTTTCTCTTGTTCTCCCTCCATTACGTGTAGCATGTCCAAATTCCAACAAATGCGTTAACTGATAATTTGTAGCATTATGTATTTTTATTGTATATCTACCTTTATTTTCTTTTCCTTTTTGTTTTCTCCATCCTTTATGATATGGTTTTTCTCTAGTACCTTCCCCTTTTGGCGAAGTATCTTTCAATTCTTGGACAGCTTCCTTTGTAATTGCATCAGTTGTCTCTTTTACATCTTCTTGAATATTTTCTACATATTCTTCCAAATATTCACTTAACACTTTTTGCAAATCTTCTGGCTTAATACTTTTAGACATTCTTTATTTTCCTTTCACAAATCAATACAACTTCATCAGCTGTTGGTTCTTGTACTCTTATTACAGAGTAAACCTTTTTCATATAAATAAGTTCTTCTTCATCTTTGTAATTTAAAGCACTTATTCTTAATCTTAAACTAGGTTTAAAACCTTGTTGATTTGCTTGATAATATTCATTCGCATACACATCTTCAACTTTGATTATTGGTATTAGTCTTTTCTTTACTGTTTCTATCTCATTGCCTATATCATCTTGCTTAATAGTAGTAGATAGTAATGTACAAGCTATATCACTCATTACTATCCACCACCTTAAACTCATCACTTAATCCTAAGTTATGACATAGAAGATTGTATGTTCTTTGAGATAGTTCTTTTTCTTTTATATCTACATTACCAAAATTAGCTTTTACAAACATTACTATTGCAGAATGTATAAGAGCATTATCTAATTCAGAATTTATATCCTGTCTTTTCAAATCTGCTTTTCCTGCATTAATCCACATAGTTATTTCATCATCTTTTAATGTTGAAGTATCTACTATACTTAAACTTTGTTTAGCTAACATCATTAACTTTTCCATACAATCTTCCTCCTAATTACACTCCAGAACCTTCTGCAGTAACTTTTCCATATTTGAAATAGTTTGGTCTTGCTTTACCATCATAAATACCATATCCACCATAAAGTGTTTTACGACCTTTTACAGTTTTCTCTTTATCTACTCTCATTGGAGATACTTCATTAAATATGTAGTTTTTCATATTTCCAGCTAATATATCTCTATCTTTAAGATAAGGATCTACTTCTATGGAAAATCCTTTTACACTTGGTATACCAGCAAGGAATGGATAATTATTATTGTTATCTTTGTAAGATACAATATCAAGATTTACGTCATTTGAAACATAAACTTTAGCACCTATTCTAGCTTCATCAGATAATCCCCTGAAAACATTTAAAACTCTATCTATTGCAGTATCATTTTCTTCTGGTTCTATTGGTGTTAAGCCATAAAGAACTCCTGTAGGTTTGTTTTCTCCATCTCCATAAATAACAGCATTTATAATTGCTTTACCCATTTTATTTTTTAGTTCTTCAAGGATAAATGCTATAAATGATTCAACTGCCATTTCTTCAAGTTTCCAAGTAATTACGATATCTTTTGCTAATTCCCATCCAGTTAATTGCATATTTTTAAATTCTATACCTTCATTAACAGTATCTGTTAACTCTGTGTACCAATTAGCATCGTCTGCAGCAAACAAATATGGCAAATCAATATTTCCTGACACTTGTAATTTTCTAGCATCTCTAAATATTGGAGATTCTTGAGATATTAATTCCATTAAATCCATTCTTACAGATGTTGGAATAAATAATCCTCCATTATTGATACCTTGTGTATCAGCAGTAGAAGCTACGAATGTAGTTGCAGTTGTTGTAACTGCATCTCCTAATGCTCTTTTTTCATCTTCTGTAAATTTGTTTTCTGACAATCCCATTAATTTTTTAGCCCAAGCACTTCTGTACTCTTTATCAGCTATTGTAAATTTTCTTTCTTCCATTTCTTCTTTTCCTCCTATTTTTGTTAATTTTGAAACTTCTTTGTTTCTTTTTTCTAATTCTTCAGTATCAGCTATTAAACTTCTTTCTTCTTCTTTGCTGATTTCTTCTGATTTTTCTTCTGTCTTAACTTCTTCTTGCTCTGGAACTTCATTATTTATAGCTTCAACTTCGCTTCTTAATTCTGCGATTTCTTCTTGTGTTTTAGCTTCTGCTATTTTGTTTAGAAGTTCAGCTTTTCTTTCTTCAATTTCTTTTTGTGTCATTGAATTTTCCTCCTTGTAATTTTTTAGCAGTTCTACCACCGCTTCTATAAAACTCTATTATGCTCTACCGC